TAATAGACAAACCAGAGATAACTTTAAGAAAAGCATGCTATTTTTTTAACCTCTCTGAGGAGCGGCTTTTAAGTAGATGTCGAGAGCGAAGTTACGTTGACCTAAGATCAATGTTGTCGGCGCTATTTCGATATCACTCCAAAATAGAAAAGACTTACGCTGAGATAGGAAGGATAATGAACAGAGATCATGCAACAGCAATACACTCTCTAAAGAAACACGCCACTATGACCACGCTAACTAAGCGAGGCAAAGCCATGCATCCTCAGTACGTCTACGCATATGACACCTTGAAGGATGAGTTGTGTAGCGTCTATGATCCCAGTGCAACTAAAAAAATAATACAGGGTAAGGAGATAAGAATGGCAATACTTCCATCTGATGTTGCTTATCCCGAATGGAAAACAATATTGGACATGAAGTTTGATATAGTAGAGTTAAAAAATATAATAGACAAACACCCCTTAATAAATGAGCATCAATAAACAATCACCTCTAACCACTAAGTATGGATTTGCCATTGCAACCATGCGATCAATGTTCTATTTAAGAAACGCCCAGGTAATGAGAGAAAAATTACAAGAGGCGCTACTGATTATAGGAGAAATACCTTCGGACCCTGTAGATGAAATCAGAATCAAACAGCCGAAGAAAAATGTTTGATAAAAAAATAACCATGTACAAGTCGGTGGTGGATACTACCGAGCCAGTTGTTGTCACCCTATCGACAGCATTGAAAAGAATTAAAGACGGCAACAGTAAGGAGACAGTCAGCCAGGTAAGAGACGGATCTAAATCCAGAAAAAAAGATTTACCCATTGCATTATTCTCTGGAGTCTTTGAAGGCAGAAAAGACCAGGACTTAAAAGCCCATAGCGGACTTATTGTTTTAGACTTTGACCACATCAACGTAAGTGAATCCAAATCCTTATTAGGTACAGACGATTATGTATTGGCTTGTTGGGCAAGCCCGTCGGGAGATGGCTTAAAAGCATTAATAAATGTGAGCCACCCAGATAAACATAGAGATCATTTTAGATCTCTTCAATCTTATTTTGAAAAACAGTATGGCCTGGAGGTCGATCCCTCTGGAGTCAACGAGGCAAGAGCATGCTATGAGAGTTATGATCCAGACCTAGTGATTAACACTACGGCTCAACCCTTCAGCATGATGTTATCTGAAAAGGCCCTGGACCAGACGGCTGAAATTAAAACGCACAGGACGTACACTGACTATGGTAAATTAAATATTGTCTGTGCCATGATCCGTGGATCTTCTGACGGAGAAAAGCATGCGGTCTTATGCAAGGCGGCCATGTTAGCAGGAGGGTACATTGCGGCAGGAAGGATTGAAGAGAATGAATCCATCCGAGTAATTGAAAGGGAACTTAGTTTCAAAGACATCGAAGACCTGGATCACGCCAGGAGAACTTTACTGGATGGCATCGAGCAAGGCAAGAGGCAACCCATAAGAGAGACATTGCAAGAAGAGGCCGCCGCCATCAGAGAGATGCAAATCAATAACGGTGATATGTCTTTTGTTGCTAGTGATGTTGAAGACTATAACTGGATTGAAAGTTACCACAGGGGTGAAGTTGAAATGGGATTAACCACGGGATGTGTGTACCTAGATAAATACTTTTTATTTAAAAAAGAATTCGTCGTGATCGTAGGTCATTCAAACGTAGGTAAAACAACCATGGCTTTGAATATGTTATTAGCAAGTGCCATCCACCATAAGTGGAAGTGGATCGTGTATTCGTCAGAGAATAAAACGGGAGCCGTCAAGATGAGACTCATGGAGTTTTGCCTGGATAAACCTATCCAATTTATGAGCGCTGAGGAAAGGAGTTTTGCTTTTGACTTTGTAAAGAATCATTTTGTTCTGATAAACAACCACGAGACTTATGGCTATACAGACATGCTAGTCTTTGCAGAAAAGTTAATTAGGCAGGAAGAGTATCAAGGTTTACTTATTGATCCATATAATAGTTTGAAACTACAAATGGGACAGACGGGATTGAATTCTCACGAGTATCATTATGAAGCCGCCTCAGAGTTATTAACATTATCTAACAAGCAGAACATGGCAGTTTGGTTGAACACACACTCTATTACTGCGGCGCAAAGAGCAACAGGAGAGGATGGGTTGGCAACGGCTCCTCTAGGGTCTGAATCTGAAGGCGGTTCCAAGTTTAGTAACCGCTCAGACTCCATGCTAGTCTGGCATAGAAAGGTTCAGGCAGAGGATGAAGATCGAAGGAGAATAACTGAGTTTCATGTAGTTAAGCAAAGAAACAAAGAGACAGGAGGAGAGCCGACACCAAGGAGTCATCCTGTTTTGTTTCAGATCAATAAGAACATGACTGGATTCAAAACTTGGGTCTCTGGTTTAAAACTTTTTGATCCTCTGTCATTGGAAGACAGACAAAAATACTTATTTTAATGGTGTGATTGAAGATTACTATGAGATTGTACTCCAACTTCCGAAACCGCCGAGCCTTAATGCGTTTTATGCAGGACGTCATTGGACATCTAGAACTAGGGCCAAGGAATCTTACTTCAAAAGTATCGAAGAAGAACTTAAAGAAGTACCTGGCTTTACTGCGGAAAGATTTAGTCTTTCTGTTAGGTATAATTGTAGGTTTGATGTGGATAACAGTATCATTTGCATTAAGTTTCTTGCTGATTATTTACGCAACAATGACTACGTTGTTGACGACACGCCGAAATATTTCATGAAGCAATCTACTGCCTTTGATCCGAGCCTAGAGAAGAACCAATTTGTAGCAACGATTAAATGTCATGGATTCCAAAGAACTGAGTAACCAATATTATAAATGCACTAACAGAATACACGAGGCCGCAACGGCCTTGTACGAAGCCCTTCACTCTGAAGGAGGAGAACCTAAAAGAAATACAGACGCCCTTCACAATACCATAAGAAAATACAAGAGAGAAACAGACGGAGAGTTTGACCAAATAAGATCATTAATCAATGAATTCAAAGACTATAGTTCTGATATTTCTTGACGGTCTGAACGGTATCAATTATCACAGACTGATGACTCCCTTTGTTCGTCTTCGAGCAGAGGAGGGAGTGAACATACATTTCTTTCAGTCTTATAATGAATTAAAAACATTTGACCTCACCAAGGTTAAAGCCGTCGTAACATCTCGCAGATGTACCGTTACTGATCACAAAGCGTTTAAACAGTTCCTAGTAAAGAATGATATTAAATTAATCTTAGACAATGATGACTTTTGGAAGTTGCCTAAGGATAATGATGCCCATAAGTATTATAGGAAGATAGCAGGTCCTGACATCCTAAATACAATAAAGATTGCTGACGAGATTTGGACTCCTTCTGAATATCTAGGAGAGAGAATGAAAAAACTTAATCCTGATGTACCCATTAGACTTGTCCCGAATACCGTATATGAAAAGGAAGAGCAATGGGCCGACATAGAGAAAGAACCGACAGACGTTGTTAGGTTTGGTTATCTTGGAGCCAACGGACACATGGCAGACGTAAAGTCTATGGGGATGACCTTTGAAGACTATGAACTCTACTGTACTCATCTAGGGGGTCGGGTGGCTAGTGAGGGTCATTATGATCAATACTTAAATGCTAAGCATCAACTTTGGCCTAAGGACATTCATCAGTACGCATCCTTCTATAAGAAGTTTGACGTTTCTTTAGCCCCTTTACTCGGAGGTTCTTTTAACAAATCTAAGTCTAATCTCAAAGTTGTAGAGGCCGCCTTTACAAGGACGGCCATCATTGCATCTAACGTAACACCATACAAGGAGTGCATAAAGCATAATAAAACGGGCATCTTATGTGACAACGGAGATGATTGGAAAAAAGCCGTCAAAGAAATGACCCTGGAGAGGGCCAGGGAATTAGCCCACGAATTATATGAGGACTTTAAAGACAAGTATAATCTATCCAAGATTAACAAAGAAAGACTAAAGGGTCTAGTGTAATGAACTATCAGCCGATCCCATCTTATCTCAAAGAGTATGCACACGCGCTGACTCTGATAAGAGTAGAGATCAACAAAAAAAGATACAAAGGAACTCACAAACAAAGGACAGGAACAAAGCAATCAAAGTTATTGGGCGAAGTGGATAGAGAATATTACACAGAATACCTAGGAATACTAGGAGAGTTATTGGTTCGGCACTATTATGAAACTAATCCAGAGTTTTCTTCTTACAAAGCCTCTACGTTTATTAAAGGAACAAGAAGTGTAAAGGATGATACAGACCTTACCGTTGTAAAGAATGGAGAGAGCCAAAGGATAAGCATAAAAACTTGCGAGTATTCTTTCAAGGCTAACTGTAGGGCGATGGATAGAGAGACCTCAGACATAGTAGTATTTCTTCTTTTTGTTTCACCCGAAAAATATATTGTTGCTGACTACAAACCTGAAGAGGTTAAAC